AGAGGGAGCTCCCGATTTTAAACCGAGTCAATGGACTCATAATGCAGAGGAACATGAACAATATATGGATCCCGATGTAACATTTAATAATCTTTATAAGGAGAATAAAGAATGATGAAAAAGAAGAGCTATGCTATGGGTGGTGCTACTAACGACAAAGAAAAAATGATGGGTGGTGGTGCTATGAAAAAGAAAAGTTTTGCTGTAGGTGGTGGTGCTATGAAAAAGAAAAGCTTCGCTAACGGTGGCAAAGTTGTAAAAGGTCCATATAGTTAATGACAACTTCATCCTCTACAAACTTTGAGCTAGATGTAGCTGAGTATATTGAAGAAGCTTTTGAGCGTTGTGGCTTAGAGGTTCGTACTGGTTATGATCTACAAACGGCAAGAAGATCTATAAATATATTACTTGCTGATTGGGCTAATAGAGGATTAAATCAATGGACTATAGAACAACGCACACAAAGTTTAACTTCAGGTACTGCTGAGTATGATTTAAATACAGATCTTATAGACATTCTAAATGCTGTTATAAGGCGAGGAAGCACTGATTTTACTATAAGTAGAATAGGTCGTGACCAATATTTAAATATACCAACCAAATCACAAACTGGTAGACCAAGCCAGTACTTTTTGGATAGACAAATAACACCTAAATTAAAGTTATGGTCTACTCCAGAAAACAGTACAGATGTTTTTGTGTACGATGCCTTAACAAGAATACAAGATGCAGATACAGCAAAGAATACTTTGGAAATACCTTTTAGGTTTTACCCTTGTCTGACTGCTGGATTGGCATATTATCTAGCCATGAAAAAAGCACCAGAAAGAGTACAATTATTAAAAGCTATGTATGAAGAAGAGTTTGAAAGGGCTTCTGCTGAGGATCGTGACCGTTCTAATTTATCATTAACCCCAAGTAGTACATATTATGGTTTTGTATGAGCAGATACGCATTAGGAAAAAAATCTAAGTTTATATCGGATAGGTCAGGTTTTGCTTTTCCTTATCGCGAAAGAGTTATGGAGTGGAATGGTAACTTAGTGCATAGATCAGAATATGAAAGAAAACACCCACAACTTACACCCAGAAAACCACCTTTTGAGCCACAAGCATTATATCAACCTCGACCACAAGAGACAGATGATAACCGTAAATTTATTATATACACTAATACTGATAAGGGTATTTTAGGTGCTGTACTAACAAGTTTTAGTGCTACAACATCATTAGGAACAGTAACAGTGAGCGTATCATGAGTTTTACATTAACGACATTAACACAATCTGTAAAAGACTGGACTGAAAATGATGAGTCTACCTTTACAAATGAAATACCTTTTTTTATTAAAAACGCTGAAGAACGTATATTTAAAACAGTCGATTTAGATTATTTTCGCAAAAATGTTGAAGGAACAGCAACTTCAGGTAATAAATTTTTACAAAAACCAACAGATTATATGGCTACTTTTTCTTTATCACTTATTAATAGTGGTAGTAATGTTTTTTTGTTACAAAAAGACGTTAATTTTATACAAGAGTTTCATCCAGATCCGACTGTAACTGGTGTTCCTAAATATTATGCACAATTTGATGTCAATAACTTTATATTGTCACCAACCCCAAATGCTAATTTTGCTGTGGAACTACACTATTATTATAGACCTGCATCACTTACAACTGATGATAGTGGATCAACATGGATAAGCACAAATGCCCCTGATGCTTTATTATATGGTACTTTAGTTGAAGCATATACTTTTATGAAGGGTGAAAAAGATATATTAGATTTATATAACGGTAGATACTTAGAATCTATTGCACGATTAAAGAATTATGCAGAAGGTAGAAATTATTCTGATTCTTATCGAGAAGGTTTGGTTAGACAAAGACAAACATGAGTAAAATTAAAAGCGTTGCTATTGTCGGTTTAGGTAATAGCTTTAGCGAATATATTTTAGCTTCTATTAGAAGTGAAAAGTTTGATGAGACATGGGCTATAAACTCTATGTCGGGTGTAATATTTCACGATAAATGTTTTATGATGGATCCACCATCAAGATTTTTAGACACCCCAAATGCTGGAAAACAAACAAACATTATGACCGAACGGCTGACTACTAAGTTAGACATTCCTATATATTCTTGTACATTAGATGACAGATGTCCCGATGTTATAGAATATCCTTTGCAAGATGTTTTACAAAAAACAAAATATGCTTATCTAAACAACACCGTTGCTTACGCATTAGCTTATAGTGTTGCTATAGAAGTAAAAGAGTTACACCTTTATGGCATTGATTTTACACACAAAGCTGTGAACTTTGCTGAGGCAGGAAGAGCATGTTGTGAATTTTGGTTGGCGATTGCTATATCAAAAGGTATAAAAATTAACATAGCTCATAACTCTAGTTTGCTTGATACTAATGTAGCAAACGACCAAAAACTTTATGGCTATCATAGGTTAGAAGATCCTATCGTTTCTACTGTCACACAAGGTAGTATGCTTATAACAAAAAAATCTAAATTAACCCCTCCAGACCCAATTGATGTTATGCCTAATATGATAGGACGTGACGATATTCCTGGAGTTACATACGAGGAGAAATAAATGTTTAACGTAGGTGTATCACAAACTGGAACAGTAAACGTCATGACATCAGATAAAGGTGGTTTAACAAATGAACAAATATCAGATTTAGCAGTCGATAAAATAGTTAGTATATCAGATCAAGCTCCACAACATGTTAGACAACAAGCTAATCAATTTAGAGAACATCTTAAAAAAGTGTTGTATAATTATTTGCTCTTGGCAAGAAGGGAAGAACGAGCTACTATTGTTCAAGCTTTAAGATCAAGTGGTCAAAAAGAAACGGCTGAATATATAAGGAGACTCTAATATGGCTATAGCACAAGCAATGTGTACCTCTTTCAAACAAGAGCTCTTAGTAGGGACACATAATTTTACAAACTCAAGTGGAAATACTTTTAAGTTAGCACTTTATGCAGAAGGTAGTGGTGGTAAATCAAGCACGACTGCAACATTAGGAGCGACAACAACTGCGTTTACTACAACTGGTGAAGTTGCTTCAAGTGGAACTTATGCAACTGGTGGTGGTTCTTTGACAAATGTTACTCCAACTACCTCTGGTACAACTGCTTTTACAGATTTCCAAGATTTAAGTTTTACAACTGCAACCATTACTGCGATGGGAGCACTAATTTATAATAGCTCTGCTAGTAATAAAGCAGTAGCAGTTTTAGATTTTACAACTAATAAAACATCAACATCTGGAACATTTACCATACAGTTTCCAACTGCTGACGCTTCAAACGCTATAATCCGTATAGCATAAAGTAAACCGTCATGGCTAACGGTTGGGGTCAAGGCACTTGGGGTGCTGTTGGTTGGGGTGGTCTAGGTAATACCTCTTTTGCTGTAACTGGTGTCGCAGGAACATCTGCTGTTGGTGATGAGGCAACTACTGCTGGGTCTCTTGTAATAGAAACTGGCTTAGAAGCCACTGGTTCTGTAGGAACAGTCAACGCTAGTAGTGTTCATATAATAACTCCCACACCTGTCGTAGGAACTGCTTTTCTTGGTAGTGCTATTGGTGCTATTCCAATAACAGCAACTGTGACTGGTTTTGAATTAACAGTCGGATTTATGACTGGTTGGGGTCAAGGTACTTGGGGTGCTGGAGTTTGGGGTGGCGGAGTATTTGCAGATGTAGGTCAAGTTTTACCAGTATCTACAAACGTAGCCCAAGCATTACTACAGAACCCAACTATAACTGGAACTTGTACATTTAGCGTTACTGGTGTTGCGGGAACAACAGCACTCGGTGATGCTCTTGCAGGAGCAGGAGCTAGAGTCGTTGAAACGGGACTTACTGGAACAGTCAATATCGGTGATGAAGCAGTAATTGGTACTGCCTTAGTTTCTGTAACTGGTGTTTCTGGTGCAACAGAAATTTTAGAAAACACTTCACAAACTATTACGTTTACTGTTGCTGTTGTAGGTGGTAATCCTA